CTCAAAAGCGTGTAAATGTCGCCAACGTTGTTTGTGTCGTCAAATGCAACCAATCCGTCAGTTGAAACGGACCAATCACGCAATCCAGCGATATGGTCGGCCCATCCGCCATCGTCTTTGCAAGTTGCATCCGCAAGGTCAACGTTTACGGATAATTCTGAAGAGGTTGCGCATCCAATCATAACGTTGTCAAGGTAAACGTTTAAAAGGGTGCCATTAAATTTGCCAGCAGTTGCCATATTTGTGTAAGGTTAAATTCTAATTTTTTTTAAAAATAAAAGGACTTTGAATAATTGCAAAACAATAAATTTTAAGTGTAGACCAAAAAGTTGCCGTCTTGATCTATAATTATTTCGAATAATTCGTCAATAATAAAGCGCTCGGCTGGTAAAATTGTTGGGTAAAGTCCGCCAACACCTTTAAAAGTTGCCGAAATGGTTGCAACATTTTCCAAAGGTGCCGACTGGCTTAACGATTCAATCATTGCCAGGCCAATAAAGGTTAAATTGTCGTCTTGCCCAGCTGACAAATAAACGCGCTCACGATTAACGTAAGCGTTAAATAAATCGCCAAAGGAAAAGCCGTCTTGAATGTATAAGGATTCGCTAGATAGGGACCATGAAGCAAGCTTGGAAATATGGTCCGCAAAATATCCCGACTCGTTGCTTGTCTTATCTAGTTGTCCCATTTCAGCGGACAACTCGTAAGCAGTTGACTTGGCAACTTGATTAAGTCCAACCGTTACAAATAAAGCGGAGCCGTTTACTTTAGCCATTTATCCAATTTTCAATTGTCATTATTTCACGATGCACAATGTTTGTGTCCGTAATGCTTGAAAGGCTAGTTTGTTGCACCAGCTTTGCGGTAACAATTTTGCCAACCTGGAGCGCCAAATAATTCTCGGGATAAAGGCAAACAATTTGCAAAATAGAGTCGGCAATTAGATCGGCGTCAATGCGTCCGTATGGCGCAAGTTTAGCCGTTACAACGTCCAAAGTTATTGTGGTAATGTAATTATATTCTTGGTTGTCTTTGTCGTCTTCCTGGGTCTGATTTCCAATTAAAATATAAGGGAATTGCGCGTTATCAGGCGCAAAAGTATCGTAACAAGGGACTGGTAAACCATTGTAATTAATCGTATTATTTAAAGCCGTCCAATAAGCCTTTCGAATAAATGGTTTTATATTTCTCATTTCTCAAATAATTTTTTTAGGGTGCGCTCAATGTTTTTTGGCAATTCTGTCCGTTGTTTAAATACCTCAGGATAAAAGAACGGTCTTGCTGGTAAATTAACTTCTTTAATTCCATCGCCTTTGTATTGGGCCGCAAAATCGCTTAACTCGCTTGGCACCTTTACCCTGGTACCTGTTCCAAATTCAACATAAGGCGCGTAAGCTGCACCAACCTCAACGCCTCCAGTTATTTGGTTTTTACTTACTTTAATTGGCATTGATTGAATGCTATTTTTTAGCGCGCCAGTATCAACGGCCACCTTATTGGCCGCTTCGCTTTCAATTGCCAGCATTGAATCCTCCACCTCTGCCCGTACATAGTCGGCAACGTCGTCCTCTAAGTTTTTTAAATACTTATAAAAGGCGTTTAGGCTTTGCTTGTTAAATTCAATACTTAACATTTACAATCGTTCGGTTGCAATAATTTTTAGCATTCTGTCGTATTCCTCGAGATCGTTTATTTCGCTTATTACAAATGTCCTTTGGTTGTAAATAATGTGCATGGATTTTGTAACTGGCGCCAGCTCGTTTTTTCTTATTAAAATTTCCCATTGGTTTTTAATAACCATTTGGTCCTCGCTATTTTGACGCGCACCGCTAAGGTTTGTAACCTTTGCCCAACAAATATAAGTTACGCTCATTTGTGAATAGAAACCGCCGTAACCGTCCCCAAATAAATTTGGGTTTAGAAATTGGATGCGCTCGCGTAAATCGCCAGCTTTTATTTGTTTATTAGTCCTCACGCGCCAAACCAGTTATAAGTCTTATAAGGCATTAAGATTGCCTTTACTCCCAAAGGTGATTCGATTGCTTGTAAATCGCTGAAATCTTCGCGACGTTCGTAAAGCGTGTTTACCATCATTTTAACGGCAAGCTTTATGTCCTCCGGGACGGTTGTAAATCCAGCCGTATAAATCATTTTAAATTTAAACGATTGGTCGCCGCTAGTAATGGCAATCTTTGGAAATAAACCAATGTTTACTTGGTAATTTAATGCAGTTTCTACGTTGTTTTGGTCAATTGTTGCCACTTTAGTAACGTCGTTTGCAGAGACTAAAGGGCCGTAAGGAATTTGCCAAACGTATGGAAAAGAAAACGATTCAATTGTAACTGTCTTGCGAATGATTGCCTTGCCCATGTACGACTCGCAATGTAGGCGTGCCACTTTTATTAGGCTAGTAATAAGGGTGTCCTCGGCAGCTCCGTCGATTCTTGCGTAATCTTTTGCCTCTGCCAATGTAATTGGCTCGGTAACTGGCGCAACGTCTGCAAATTGTATAGAATATCCTGTAAAGGATGAATTACTTGGCGTGTATAGTAAATTACTCATTGTATGGTTTCTTTGCTTTGTCAACGATAAAATTAAAGAATCTTTCCAGTTCTTGGTCTTGGTATTTTAGGCGCTCCTCTGCAAGGTTTCGCATTATGTTTTGGTGGAAATCGTATAAAATTTCGTCGCTCATTAATTCCTCAATTTTTGCCGCCATGCCGTCTAAATCGTCACGATCAAAGTAAAGACCAGCAGCGCCAAGACATTCCTTTAAACCATCCGTAGGCGTGCAAATAACTGGCAGCCGATTAATTGCCGCCTCCAAACCAACGCGCCCGTATGACTCATAAAATGACGGGACAAGCACAATGTTGGTTTTTCCGTAGATCAAATGCACGTCAGGAGTTTGCGCCACATACTTTAAATTTTTTAGCGTGTCGTCAATGATTTGCTCGCCGTAGCTTCCAAGCACGCCAAGAAATTTGCGCTTAGGCAATCGCTTTGCCAGTTCAATTAATATGTTTCCGCCTTTGTTCTCGTTGCAATTAATAAGGGTAATATATTGCCCATGCTTGCGGTTATACTTTACATCCTCGGGAAAAATAGGCGGCTTGCAAACAATCGAGTCGTTTGGGTAAGGCCCGTTTTGTACGTTCTTTTCGTTTGCCTTGTTGTTGTATACAACGTGAATATTTTGCGCTTTAAACCTTACGTTTCGATAATCCGAATCGTTATGGCTTAAAAAAATCAATTGCTTTTTAAATTGTCTTGCCCAATTAATTGCAACGCCTGTATTGTCTAAATGGGTAAATATTACGCTTGCATTTTGTAAGGCTAAAAAAAAGTCGTTTGAATAATAACCAGTTATAAACTTTATAAAAGCAAACTTTTCGCCGTCGGGATAAATTTGGCTTTCGGGTAAAATAACCTCAACGTTGCACCCTTTTTCGTGAAAATATTTGGCATAATGTTGGACCGTCCACTCGGCACCTGAGTTATGCGTGCCCGCCCAGGCGTGTACAAAAAAAACGATATTCATGTTTTTTAGTTTTGATTTCGTTTAAAGGTATTGATTTATAGATAAATAAAAAAAGGCCGCCAATATTTGGCGACCCTTTTCTAAACAAACACCTATTTTACTTATACCGCGGAACCGTTAGCCAAAGCGGCTGCAAATGTTCCGTAAACGATTGATTGAGTGGTGTAAACCGCAAGCGCAATTCTTTCCTCAACTCGTACAGTTACAAAGTTCTTGGTTACGTTGTCTGCATCTTGCTCAAAGAACTCCAAAGTAACGCCCTGACGAACGAACAATTGGGAACCAAGTGCAAAGTCACCAACAAAGAAATCGCCAGCAACAACGCCATTGATTGCGTAAACAGGAACGCCCATGATAAACATTTGACCAGCTGACATAGAAACGTAAGACGGCAAAATGTAAGCTCCGCTAGTTTCTTTAACAGAAACCAGTTGCAAATAATCAGATGGGTTAATCATGATTGCATTTGGCGCGTATTCGTTCTTAGTTGTTTGAACAACCGCAGCAGCCAAAACGTCAAATCTATTGATTAGAGTACCGAATTTAACAGTAGTCCAAGCGGAGCCGTCAGTTGCAAAACCATGCAAGTTTTGACCTGTTCCGCTTCCGTACAAAAGTTGCGTATCTTCTACGTTCAACAATTTGCTAGGCGCACGGCTAGAAAGGTAAGCAATCAAGCCTGGAGTATCGTCCAACATCTCTTTTGTCAATCTCATGAAAGTAGGGATTGTACGGATGCTACGATCTACCGCAGTCAAATCAAAATCAGATTGAGGTTTTAGGGAACCTTGAGCAGTTGGAGCCGCAGCGTTGTCGTAAGCAGACTCGCGCACGAAACGGATAAGGTTGCTAGAGGTTTGACCAACAGGCAACAACTGACGAACGTTAACTTTTCTGTTTGGGGTAAACTTTAGATCAGGAACTCTTTCCGCTGGGATAACTTCGCCAGTATAAGAGTTTCCAACAGTCATGTCGCCACCTTTCAATTCAAGGTCCAACTTTACTTTGTTAGCGTTTCCGCTTTTGTAGTTTCCGAATGCGTCAGAGTTAAAAGCTTTCTCTAGTTCGCTAGAAAAAGAATAACCTTTGCCAGCCTTGGAAAAGCTTGCCTGGGTGCGTGCATCTACGCCGTCAAGTTGAGCCTGGAGGGCGTCAGCTTTTTCGTTTAACTTAGCGGTCTCAGCAGAAAGGTTTTTTCTGAACTCTTCGCCCGCTTCTTTCATAGCCTTTACGTCGGAAATCAACGCCTCGTTGCCTTCCAATTTCGCAAGTACTGAATCCAATTGTGATTTAATTGCGTCCATTTTGTTTTAGATAAATTTTTTGAGTTTAGGTATATATTCGAACTCCAAAGCCATTGACAAAGTCGGGTCTTGTACGGTGGTGAATTGACTTGCGTCGGATTCTACGGCCAAAACTGATTTAGTGTTCAATGCCTTTAAATGTTCTTGAATTTGCTTTAATCCGATTTCAAGTTGAATCATTGATTCGTCGGTAAGGTTGCCGTTTCTAAGAATGCCACAAAACTTGGCAATCATGTCCTCGGTCTTTGGCTTATCCCATGATTTCATTGATTCAATAGGCGTGTTTGCGTTGGCTCCCCAGGTAACAGTTGAACCCTCCCAAAGTTTTATCTCTCTAATCTCTCGGTAACCAGCCTTGTTGTCGCTCTTTACAATTTCAAACCCTACGGAATGCTCGTTAAAAACTCCTTCTTTGTAAAGTTTTATTACGTCTTTTCCATAACTGGTTTCGGTAATCTTTGAGGTAAAACGCAATCCTTTAGCGTCCTCCATTAACTCCATAGGCTTTGCCAATGGCATCAAAGGATTGTGCTGGAGCAAGTGCATGATTCGATTACGGCCTTGCGGTCCATTCTCTGCAACTGTCTTTTTGTAAGCGCCTGAAACAATAACGTCGCCATCGGAATCAATATTGTTAAACGCGGAAAAATATCCCGTTACAATTCCTTTAACGTCGTCGACGTCCTCAATAATACCCTCGCTTAAATTCTTGTAAATCATTGCGTCTTTTTTTGTAAAAATAAAAAGGTTGAAAAAAAATGCAAACCTATAAATTATTGGTTAATGAAATGCATTGCTTTCGCCTCGCTATCCTCAAAGATACTTGTATAATTTTTATAAACTCCCTCAATGTCGCTTTCGCTTGGTCGCTGATAAGACAGAAAAGGTACGCAAATATATGAGTTGCCTTTAGGGTGGACCTTTGTCCTGAAATATTCGTCAATTGGAATGTCCAAATCCAATTGGGCCATTTCCTTTGCAAAGCGATAAGAGTACAAAACTCCATGCGTGGTCCACGATCCATAGGTGCGAACCAATCCCTTGCTTACGCGGTCAAGTCGTGAATCTTTTATATTGGCTCCCAACATTAACATATCCCAGTCAGCTGGCAAGTCATTGATTGCATCCTGTAAATTAGTTGCCCAACCTCGAAAAGTTGCATCGTCTTCAAAAATCAAAACATTGCCGTCGCATTCTTGAAAAATCTTTTTAAATGTTTGCCACAATCCAAACCAACCCCATTTATGTTTAATTGCGCTTACCCTTTCCAAATTAAAGTGCGGCGCCAACTCATTCATTGACTGGCGCCATTTGTCTTTGCGGTGATCTAAGTTGATAACGTAAGCAATCATTTTCTCAATGGCAATCCGTCGGCGTCTCGCATAATTCTAAAAACAACTTTGCATCGGCAATTACATATTTGGTCCGCGCCAGCACCTTGGGAGCCGTCACCTGGTTGTCGCATATCGTTACCGCCAACAATAAAATTTTGGTCGAATGGAATCCAATCCTTTGCCCTCATTTCTGCATGATCGGGACGCGTTCGCGTGTCCGTTGCTGGAATCCATTTTTTTTCGTACATAAAATCGGAGGTTGCCGCCGATTGCATAGCCGCGTTGTTGGTAGCTATGACCATCTCAGTCCTGGCAATTAATTTGGCACGATTTCTAAATATTAAAGAAATGCTTTGTTGAATGTTGGTAGCTATTTCTAGCGCGCCAAGGCCCTCATTTAATCCAGCAAGTACAATGGCTCGGATTATTTTTTGGCTGGTCTCGTTAATGCTTATTAACGTTTGCGGCAAGTTTCTAACTGCAAACAAACGCATAAAGTCACGCCAGCCAGCGCGTAAAGCTTCTTTTGTTGCTTTTGTTGGTGGTTGGATTGCGTTATACATAGCCTCGGCATAAGCCGTGCCAGCCACAACGTAAAGGCTTTCCAAGGTGTCAGCCAAAGGCGCTGGAGTTATTAGATCAAAGCGGTTAATATTTCCGTCAGCTTGTTTAATTGCATCCAAATACGGTTGCATTTGCTTTTTAAGAGCGGTAAATATTTGCTTTTCATATCGCCTTTCGTAACGCCTTTGCAATGCGTCCAATTGCTTTGCAAGTGCTAAATCCTTTTTAGTTGGTTGGGCCATAGTCTCCCATATTGTCTATATTGTCAACATCTGAGGCTTGAAACTCGGCCAAAGTCATTAAGCCTTGTGGGATAAATGGTTGCTCCATTAATGTGTTCTCGTACTCGCCGTAATTCATGGCCGCGCGCTTTTCGTTTGGAGTTAACCACCAAGCAGCCGACAATTGGTTTACAAGCTTATCCATGTCGTCTTGCATTTCAGGGTAAGCCATGTAATCGAAATCCAAAAATAGATTTTTATTGCCGTACGATTCCAAAAGCCAGTTGTTTAACACGTCTCGGATTTCAATATGCAAAGGACGGACAACGTTATTAATTAGCGCCTTATAAGCCGTTTCAGTATTGTTAAACGTGCTTGCCTCTGTGTCGCCTAGTAACTTAGCATCGACTCCGTAAACGCGGCACAACGAGCGTAAAATTACTTTTTGCGTGTCAATGATTGACATATCAACGGCATTCATTCCCATTTGCACCCAAGACAATTTTGCTGGCGTTATAATCACGTCGCCAGCGCGGTTGGCGCCTTGGTAATTGGATTTGTAATCCTCTTTAAGACCTTGCGCTTGCTCTCGCGTAATGTTTACCGTTCCATCGCCTGTAAGTATGCCACGCGCACCCATGTTTTGCAGCATAGACAAAAGCGCTTGTTTGCCATCGTTTGAGGTGGTTAAATCGCGGACCGCTGACCGCAAAGGTGAGGCGCCATAAAGGTGGTTAGCCGTGCCAGCCGTGTAACTTAAATTAATGTTTTTTAAGTGTCCAACGTTATTGGCATTTATGCGCTCGTAACCGTTATAAGTCAATCGGTATTCCTTAATCGGCTGGTTTAAACCTCCCGAAATGATTTCCATGTATTGCGCTGGCAAAGAATATAACGCAATGATTGGCGCGTTTGGTTGTTCGCCTCGTCTAGCGCCGTAAATGTAAGCGTTACCAGTAATAAGACGGAATGCGGCAATTTCTTTTAAAAGGTTGTCCCAAGTTTGAAACTCATTTGGCTTTTTAAATAGTCGGTCTAATTCAGGGATGCTGACCTCTTCCAATGCTCTGGCTTTGTATTGTTGAGCCTGGAACTTGGCGCCTGAATTGTCAAACGACTTGCTCATTGATTTGTAGTACTTCAAAGCCTTTTGATCCTTTACCTCATAGACTACAATTGGCGCCGTGCTTACCTTGTTAATAATTAGGTTGATAATGGCGTAAAGGTCAGAGTTTAAATAAAGACCTTTTTCGATAAAATTTTGCGTTGTTGGTGCGGTCCAAATAACATTATTACCCAAGTAAGGGAAAACTGCGTTTAGGTAAGTGGAATCTTTTTGGTTTAAACCTAGCGCGGTTTTTATTCTATCTAAGTAATTCATTCCGTTGTCTTTTTTTGTAAAAATAGGGTAATAAAATAAAAAAATGATTCAATATTCTAAACGTGCCAAAATTCTTGGCCACTAACCATTAATTCAGTAAATCCCCAAACCATTGCATCGACGCGGTCAGGCGATTTGCCTTTGTCAGGCTCAAAGGTAACCATTTGGTTTTCTAGTATTGGGAAACTGCCAACGTGGAAAATTTTGTGCTGCTCATAAAGTGAATAAATTGGCTCGGCCCTAACGTACTTGCCCTTTGTTGCCGTTACAAGTTTAATTCTTGCGGTCGTATTTTGCGACCTCAAAACGCTTTCGACCATGTCGCCGCCTTGGTTTTTTTCTGCAACTATGCAATCAGCGTTCCAATTTTTAAACGCTTGTAAAGATACGCTGGCCCATTCCGTTGGTGAATATTTACCACTAAGGTCTTCAAGTACATATCCCTTGCCATTGGCATCCGTACCGCAAACAATTATACCAGTTTCGTCGCTATTCATTGAGGCGGTTGTCGCTGGATCAATGGCAACCACAATGCGCGAAAGGTCAGGCTTTGCGCTTACCCTTGCGCGTTCAATTATTGGCCGATTCCAAAGCAATCCCTCGGAATCGTCTAGCCATTTGCCTAAAAATAAATGCTCGTAACGATGGAGGTTTTCTTGCTCAACGCGTTTTGCCTGGTCAATAAATGACTGGCTTAAATTTTGTTCGTTGTCTAAATAGGTTGTATGTATGTAGCTAGTATCGTCGCGAGTTAGCTTTACAAATCGCCCATAAATCCAATGGCTTTTATACGATGGATTCATTACTAGGATAACGCGGTTGGGTTTGTTTACTGCACGAATAGATAAGTCGATGCGGTCAAATACATCCTCGTCCATTAACTCCTCCGATTCGTCTAGAATAAAAGTAGTTACGCCAGCGATTGATTTGAGGTTAGCCGTTGCGGTGCCTTGGCTGGTCTTAATTCCACGAAATAAAATCTTTGATCCAGTTGCCTTGTTTATAATTTCCGACTGTGTTATTTCGAAATCGTCCAACTTATTCATTAACTCGATTTTGTCAATGAATTCAGGAATAATTGAAATAAACGCCGAGGTCAAAGTCCAACGCGTGAATAAAATAACGTGTCCCTCCTCATAAGTCAGGTTTAAAAGAAACATCGACAATGTCCACGATTTCCCCGATCCACGGCCGCCAGTAATAAGAAAATAACGCGTTTTTGGGTCCTCTAAAAATAAAGGTTGGTATTTGTCTAGTAACTTGATTGATTCCATTACTCGGTTTTAAGCCATTGAATTGGCGGAGTTACCTTATCGCCAAGACTTGTAACGTCTACCGATTGCTTATCGGTCCAATTAAATCTGTTTTTCATATTCATGTACCACCCAGTATAATTAAAATCTTTGTTTTCCAAGTTTTTACGACCTGACTTGGACCACCAAGCTTCAGAAATGAGCTTACCCATTTTTATGGTTTCCGAAAATTGCTCCTCTTCTTTAATCCAACGGTCCCAAAGGTCATTGGAAAACGAGCCACGCCATTGATAAATTAAAGCTTTAATTTCAACGTCAGAGGCCCCCTCCTCATAAAGGCTAAGTATTTTATTATACCAATCTTGTGGTAAATCAAAGATTTCTTTTGGTCGTCCGCTCATGTTACAAATTTATAAAAAAGTCTAAACGAAATTAGACCTTATCAAATACCATTATCGTGTATCCAAACCACGACGCATTTGTTGCGGCCTTTCTTATCTTTTCACTATCGTTAAAATTAAATTTAAAGCCGCGATCCTCAACTTGGCCAATTATATAGTTGTTATTTCTGCAATTAACGTGTCCGCTCCCACCTTGTCCCTCAATCGCCCAGCTAATAACCAAATGCTTTTTGGCGTGCTTACAAATGTTGTCAATAAATTGGTCCTCAAATTCAGCTGGTATATGTTCGCCAACTTCCAGCGACAAAACAACGTCAAATTTTTTACCCAAATAAAAAGGCTTGGACAAGTCCAACACCTTGCCAATTCCACCGCTTAGCGTTTCGGTATTTGGGTTGCCGTCGTATGCCTCCACCTTATAGCCGTCAGCTTTAAAAGCTTTTGCATAATCACCCATACCACATCCAAAGTCGACAAATGTCTTGGCTTGTTTATCTGCTAAATAATTGGACAGAGCCGCGGCAATGCTTAGATCGTGAATGTGACCAGTTGCGTCCGTTGTTTCCCAAAATCCTAAATCGTTTATTTTCATATTTTTCTAAATTTTAAAAAAAAGCTTGAGCATAACCCAAGCCTTTTAAACATCAACAAAAACCCAAAATAACTACATTAATATGATTGTTTGGCCAGTTGGCTCTCCAGTAAAACTGCAAAGCTTTCCGTTCCATTCAAATCGCACTTCTTTTTCTCGGCCCTGGTAAGACGCGGCCAGCGTTCTAATCTGTCTCTGTACCAATTCGATTGTTTCAAATTTACCTTTTCCTTTGTTAGACCAAGGCGACCATTGGCCGTCCCTTAGTCGGTATCTAATTTCAAGCGAATAATCAGGCTTAGAAATCGGGTAACCTTTAGCCATCTTTTCGTCTAATTACAACCTCCAAACCAATTGCCTCGCAAATCTGTCTAAGTCTGTTTAGGCTTATAGATTCCCAACCATTTTCCACCTGATTAATTGGCGCCAAAGATAATCCGATTTTTTCGGCCAATTGCTCCTGGGTGTAACCAGCGGATTTGCGTGCTTTTCGTATAAATAATCCCTCGTAAATGCTCATTTGCTTATTCTTTAGGCAAATATAAGATTCCGATAATAATACAATTAATAAAGGTGATTTTTGTTTAAAACGGCACCAATTTATAAATGCCCATGTGTATAAACTCCTCCCCTTTTTTAACCAGGCATTTGCGAACATTTAACTCAAATACGTTTTTGTCGTTAAAGCCGTATTTCTTTTGCGCAATGTCAATAAGCAATTTAACTGGATTGTCAAGATCGCTGGCTTTGTTGCTAAAGCCAAAGAAAAACTCAATCCTCAACATTTCTTTTGGGTCAATTTCGGCTTTTGGCAACATAAATGAAATCGTGCGCTCGTAATCCTTATATGCTTCGGTCTTAAAGCGCTTGCCTTGCCAAGCCTCGTTAACGCTTAGCGGTTTCTCATTTAACTTAAACTGAATCATTTACATTTTGAATAAACCCAAGACCAGGCCAAGGTCCACAAAGCCAATGCAACGACAAAAAGCAGTAAGCTAGAAACCTTTAGGAGCGCAAGTAGGGTAATCCCTACCAACGCCACAAAGATTGCGTATAAATCATTTTTTTTCATTAGAAAGGTAAGTTATCGTTTTCGACAATGCGTTTCTCTGTCAAATTAACTTTTGCAGATTTTAGCTTTTCCAAAAGTTCTTGTTGTGTTGGCTGGTTTGCCACTTGTACGGTTTCCTTTTGCCAAACTTGTAAATAATGCGTTGGCTTACCTTCCACAATTTGCGGCTTTTCCTTAATGTCAAGGTTTACCCATTCAGCATCGTTGTCGTTTAGGTATTGCAAAAGTCCTTCCAAGTCTTTTCTTGATTGGCTAACTTTCCAAATTTCTCCAAATTTGGTTTTAACTAGTTTTGCGTTTCCGCCGTAAATCTTGCTCATAGTTGTTTTGTTTAAATATTTATTTTTAAAATCCATTGGTTGTAAATTTCTGTAGCTATTTGAGCCGTCATTACTGGAGGCACAGACATCCCAATTAAATATCCTGGTTCATTATTAATAAAATTATAATCTAAAGGATAAGAACCAATCATTTTTATTTCATTTTCTTCGATTCTATTTGGATAATCTCTTCTAATTGGAATTGAATCTGATCCAGCCGCCAAAGTTTTTGCAACCATGTCGTCATCAATAAATTTTACCTGAAATCTTTTTGCAACACCTCCAATCCTTTCATGTATAATTCCTAAATCCTGATCCGTCGGTAATCTTTGTTCCCAAATTAATTTTGTTTCCTGGGTTAATTCTTTTCCTAATATTCCTGTTTTATATTTTTTGTAAGGAATTGGTGGTTCACAAAAATCTAATTTTAATTTAGGCAATTGAGTAAAAAAATCAACTTGTTGTAAAAAAGGTTTTGCTAAATCCTTTCTTAGACAAACAAAAAAAACTCTTTCTCTTCTTTGAGGTACTCCCATTTTTGAGGCATCTAAAAGCCAATGTTGGCAATAATATCCCGCCTCATCAAATTCTTTATAAATTTTTTTTACATATTCAATTGCGTTACCTAATAACAAACCTTTTACATTTTCAGCGACAACAACTTTTGGCTGTAGTTTTTTTGCCAAATCTATAAAATCAAAAAACAAGGTATCTAATACCTGGTCTGCTTGTCCTTCTCTAAATTTTTTTTCTTTACCCCAATCATCTTCTCTATTACCAGCCATTGAAAAAGAACTGCATGGAGGCGATCCATCTAAAATATCTAAATCATAAAGTTCTTTTGGTAAATCATTTCTTAATTTAAAAACTTGAATAGGTTCTAAAAATGCATATTTTGGATTATGGTTAGCTTTGTATGCCTCAATCATTTTTGGATCAATTTCATTGCAACCTAAAACATCAAATCCAGCTAATTTATAACCCATTGTCGAACCACCACCACAAGCAAAACAAGAAAAAACCTTTCCTTTATCTTTTGTAAAAACCGCGTTCTTTAAATTCCATTTATATGGAAATCTATGATTTTTATTATTTTTCATATCAGTTTATCTAAGTTTTTATTGTCCTTAATTGCCTGTAAAATAAACAATTTCCAAATCTTATTCTTTGTCTTGGCGCCAACTGTCGACTCCTCAACGTACCTAGTTGTTAACCGCAATTCCTTACGCACGTCGCTTTCTATTTCTTGCACGTTAAACTCCCAAGGTTTCAAAATTCCTTTTTCTTGAAACTTATTAAACCAGTATATCCCCCAGTCGGCAAGGTGCTTGCAATGTCCCGTTTCTTTGGCCTCCTGGTAATTGTCTCTAAATGTTTGCTTTCCAACCTCAATCCAATAGGCAATCTCTTCGTTTGTTGGCTCTTTTTCTTTGTTGTTTAAAGCTTGTACCTCCTGTACGATTTGGCTTTGGTGATGGGTGTAATATTGATTGATCCAAACGCTTACCGTCTTTTCGTTAACGTGGTAAAAATCGCCGTACTGGCCCCTCATTCCAGCGTGTAAAATATAGTTTACTCGGTCCTCAGTCATCCAACCATAAGAGCCAAATAATTTGCTAAGGCATCCAAGTAATTCGTTTGCCTCTTCTTTTTTGTATTCCTTAAATTGTTTAAGGCCACAAACAAACTCCATTTTTCGGAGGTGCGTTAAAATTATCTCATCCATTTTTTAATAATTTTTGTTTTTGTAAATCCTCGTAAAGCTCGTCGAAGACGTTGTAAGTTTTTGACTTTTCCACTGGCTTGTAATTGGTTTTTAAATTATTGCCAATGTAAAGATTAAAACTATTTTCGGCCTTGGCAATTGTCATGCTTTCGCCTTCTTTTAAAACCGCCCATTTTTTAAATAAACCTTCAATTGTTCCCGAATCTGTCGAATGTACCTCGGCCATCCTTTCAAAGTACGGACGTTTTAAAGGCTTTTCTTTTTTAAAATCATTAAAGACATCCTCCAAAGAAAAAAGAGCGCCAGCGCTTATTTGTTTATTTACATTACCATTTACATTAACATTATCATTTACATTAACATTACCATTTACATTAACAGCTAGGTTTGCTAGAGAATTTGTAGCATTGCTAGGATTTGCTAGGTCATTTCTAGCATTGCTAGCTTTTGCTAGACCTCCCTTTTTACCAGCCTCTGATCTTAAATACTTTTTTTCGTCCCAAACTTTTAAATCCCTTTTTAGCTGGGTCTTAATTGGTAGAAAAGCCAGGCGTATAAACTTGTCGTCTGTTTCGGGATTGTCGTCGTTAACATAGCCGAAAATATGCTTAATTAACTTGCCAGCTTGCTCGTCGGTAAGCTCTTCAAAGATTTCTCTTTGGTCCGTGTACAATACAAATGATTTTTTTCCTTGCATAAAATAAAAAAGGCCCTATCGTGTCGGAGTCGATGGGCCTTGGGTGAATTTCACCTATGAAACATTTAAGGCTCCGACCTCTCAAATGTTCCATTCAATACACAAATATAAATCTTTTTGATTTATCCAACCAGGCAACGCTTCTTTAGTTGAAAATAAACACAACCGTATGAAAGGCCCATTTCTTGCGCAATGACTTTAATTTGCTTTCGGTCTTGCCAAGCTTCAAAGATTAGCTCCTTTTGATATTCAGTTAAATTTCGTCCCCTCATTGTTATCTAAAATTTGTTCAACTGCATTTAAACAATCGTGAAATAAAGCGCCTCCCATATCTATCGAATTGTGCAAGCGTTCGAATAAAGTAACAAACTCATGAAATTGCTTAATTGTTTCCTGTCCACGGTCGTAATTCTCCAGGAACCTAAACGCCTCTGTCGACTTTCTTTGGAGCGCGTTAATCATGTTTTTATGCTTGGTCTTTAGATCATTGTCAAAAGATTTCAGCATCGTTACGTCCTCGTAATAATCCAGCATGATTTCTTGGAGCGCCAAATAAACCAGGTACTTTTGAGTTGCCCGATGGTTTAACTCTTCTATAATTTCGTCCCGTGTCATAGCTTTTCAATTTCTTCTTTTACTTGCTTCCAGTCGTCTAAGTCAGCAAATGATTTAAGACACTCTATAATTTCATTAACTGCTATTATAGCGCATTGCTTTGCAACAAAATCAGTCCCATAGGAGGTATAAACCTCATTATACATTTTAGTATAAATTTGAATAGCTTTTTCTTTTGGTGTCATCGTTTTATAAAATATCGTGCAACTCGTTTACCATTTTCTAAAGTAACCATGTCGGTTTGGACGTTTAAACCTTTGTCTCTAAGGTTTGCAATCCTGGCGGCCAGCCTAAAGCATCCAAACTGGGTAAGTGCCTCCAGCTGCGTTATGGAATAGCCATTTAAAAGCCATCCCTTGATCAGCGCGTTTTGAGAATCTGTGCTTTCCATCAATTCAAATAGTTTAATAGTTCAACACTTGCTTTGGTAAACTCGTCCTTAAATTCTTGTTCGCTAATTGGAATTAATTCCTGTTTAATCGTTTCGTCGTACCATCGCCCAGCAGAATAGCTAATTGGATGGATTGAAATTTCAGGATATATAAGTAATGTATTTTCTAAACGAGACTTGACAAACAAATAATTTTTGTCGTCCAAAATCATTTGGTAGTGGTGAGCAATTTTAAAATACTTAGGTAAATTAAACTCAGTTTCAACAAAATGCGTGGTTTTAATTTTAATCGTTTCCATAGGAGTTTGGTTTTAGGTGTTTAAGAAAGTTTCAAGCCAAGCATATAAAACAAGGCAAAGATTGGCGCAAAAGCCAGGATTGTGTAAATGATTTTTCCGATTGCTTTAACTGCTTTTTTCATTGGTGTTTGTTTAAATGTTTAACAAATATTAAAAGAATCTTAGGAATAAAAAAGAATTTATACTTTTTTCTCAATCATGTTTTTCGACTCGGCGACATCTAGCAACTTTTTAACCTTGCGAAAATCTAGGTTTTGATCCTCTGCTATTTCTCGGCAGCAATAGCCATAAGTTGCCAAAGTTAAGATTCGACTAATTTGGTGGTCGGTCAGGATTTGAAATATATTTTCGTCCATTAACTTTCGAGGGTAAAGCTCGTGCAACCTCATTTTGGTATAGAGCAAATACCCAACTTTTTGCTGATCTAGTCCAACAAGCTTTGCAATTTTCTTGCGCGTTAAACCTTCCAGGTAAAGCTCTTTAATTTTAATCATGACTTCATCAAGTTCCATAATCTTTCGAATGTTTCGTTAAAAGGTAATTTCTCTTCGTTAAATGTGGAGGCGACACCTTTTGGCGCTAGGTCTCCAGGGCGTTGTATAAACTTGCCTAAGTATGTGTAATGGCTCATTTGATTTGTAGGTTAAAGTTTTCGATTAGTCTTGCTCCAGTAATATTTTGGCCGCGTTTAATGGCTTCTTTGATTGCTACTTTGTCAGCGGTTACCACGTTTTTAATGTTGACAAATTGACTAGGCAAAGCCTCGACAATGTCAACCTCGACCGATTCGCTACGGCGTAAACTAAGCTTAAATAAAGGACTTTCTATTTTGTCGATTGTACTTACAAGCATTGCCTCCCTAACTGCGTCTTTAAGCCTTGTAATGGCTCGGTCCTTGCTTTCTTTCATTGCCTTAAGCCTCCTAATTTCTTGGTCGATTGCGTCGCTATCGCTTTGAATGTTTGCGATGACCTTGGCATAGTTGCCAGCCTTTGCCTGGAGTTGCTCTTGGTTAATTACAAGCATTTGCTCCAACTCAGGCGTTAATTCTTCGGTTTCAAGTAGAGAGGCTAACTCTAGCGCCTCCCTTGTTATTTCATATAAGTTTGCCATTATATTAATCCGTCTAAAGTGTCTTTTTGATCCTGTGTAAATTCGTATTTGGTTATCGCCTCCTTGGCTTGTTTCCGCTGGGCATCCGTTCCATTTAAAAATCTAACGATATAAGCAAATTGCTCTTCGGTTGGTTTGGTCTTGGTAACCGCTGGAGCCTGGCGTACTGGTCTAGTTGCCGCCTCTCCATCGTCGTCGCTTATAGCTAGGTTTAAAATGCTTGTAATGGCGTAACGTCTAGCGTAACTAATTGCGGAGCCTTGCGCTTGTGGGTCGTTTTGTCTTACTACTTGGAGCGTGTAAGTTGCTAAAATGTACTCGCCACTCTCGGCGTGTATTAGCATGGTCGTAAGGCCGTCGCCGTTTGGAAATTGGCTAAGGATTAAACCAGCCTTTTCTAGCGGCTCGCTGACCTCTGTAATGATGTGAGGCAAGCTGGCATAATTGGACTTAAAAAATGGGTTTTTAGCGTCTTTGCTAATTTTCCCAACCATCGCATGGAATTTGGCTAAGCCTTGCGTTAGGTTTGTGATACTTGGTGATTTTTCCATAGGTGTTTGTTGTTTAAAGGTTTCTCTCTATTTCTATTTCTAATTCTAGCAAAATGCTTGGCGTTGGAATCACGTCAATTACATCGTCGGTCGCCTCGTCGTAATAAGACAAGCTATTCGTGTGCAATATTTGAATTTCTGTTTCGCCATATCCTGGCGCCCATTCGCTTTCGTCATCGCCGCAGCTAGTAACAATGTAATCGCCTTGCCAAACGTAATCGTGGCCCTCGTAAACAAAATTTACTTCTTTGTCGTAATGTGTTTCTGAATCGTAATTCATAAAATTGTTAGGGTTTAGGTGAATGAATAAACGAAATTATCACTTATTTCTATGATTCCAAACAATTTCTAAAAATATTTTAATCAAAACGCAATCTTTTGTTTTAGTCTTAATTTTTATGCTTTTATCTTGCGGCATGAATGAGGACCAAATTTTAAATCCGTTTGGCTACCTGGAGGCAACCAAGGTGTTGGACGAAAACAGAAAACCAGTCGATTGGTGGTTGCAATATTTGGATTTTAACCAGGCGGTCGCTGAAAATGAGTTTTACGTTTTGTTTGGCGATGGATTGTTGGTAAAAAAAGGACGGTCTAGATTTAGGACCAGCCAATACCTAAAAAGCGAAAAGTTTAAATCATTTAAAGATTGTCACAATCAATTAAGTAAATAATGCCTGACATAACCATGTGCCCAGGGACAAATTGTCCTCACAAAGAAAAGTGTTATCGCTTTACGGCTAAACCTAGCGATTATCAAGCTTATTTTATTGAGCCACCAATAAAGTTTGGCAAATGCTATGCTTATTGGGGAGTTGACGCGCAAAACGTTTGGAATCAGCTTCAGGACATTGTCAAATCTAAATAGGTAACTCGGATAATTTCCGAATTAAAACAACTTTTTAGCCACTCCGATTTGGTGTATTTTTTGCAAAGGCTGGAATTGATATTGAAAAATATACTTGTTATCCAAATAGCTTACTGACGCGATCGGCTGGATCAATGAATTAACACCAGCGCCCAAGTAAATTCCTTTAGGCTTTTGCACGATTGTTTTGGTTTCGGTATTGGTTATTGTATTTGTAACGACTGGTATTTTATAATCGTTCGTAGCGGTCATTTTAAGCACTTCTCCGAGGACTTCTCCGCTTACATATGTGTTACCATATTCAAAAGGTAAAGTGGTCTTAAAATGGCTAATTTGTGGCTTAAAATCGATTAGTACTGTATCCCTAATAATCTGTGATTTTATCCACTTTTTCGGCACATAAACTGTGTCTTTGACTTCTACCATCAAAGTGTCCGTTTTTGTCACGGTTTCATATTTGTAGACAGTCTCTTGCTCAGGCTTTGGGTAAATGACAAAAGTCAAAAGGACACCAATTAAAAAGGCAATTATTGCGATTCGTTTGCGCTCGTCATCTAGTAAATCTTTCATTGCTCTATAAATAAATTATCCTCTTCAAGTATTTTTCTAAATTCTTTACGGCACCACTCATAGGCTTTATAAGTATCGCTAGAAAGTTCTTTGTACTTCATTTCGGAACGCAAAAGCTGGTCAAAATCCCAAATGGCGCTTTTATAGTTATGGCCATTTATTGCGGATTGGAAATCGTCGTTTTCCTCGGGTAAATAAAATTCAAGTATTGCTTTCATATTTTCCAACGTGCTTTAGTTCCTCTAATATCGTAATGAATCCAAGTCTTATAAATTCCCAATCCACCCTCTTTCATTTTACCATCTTTTATTAGCAACTCTATTGCCTTTGCAACGTCTTCAGGTTTAATCTTTGCAACTTGAATGTCGGCAGCCATCCCTAGGACGTGGTAACTATTTAAAGCTCCACCAATTTTTGCGTTATGTTCCTTACTCCTAAATCCTGAAGTTATACGTATTGGCTGACCTAAATTCTTACGTAGAGCCTCCAAGTTTTTGGCTAACTCTGTCAAGTTTTTAAGAACGTCATTTGTTGGTGCCGTACCATCAGCGCTGGCAAATTCGTTGAGACTAAAGTTTGTCGAAAGTTTCATAACGGAAATTTACAACTGTCTACCAATAATTCCCAATTGTCATTATCCTTGGTTCTAATTCGAAGACCTTCCAAGGTTAAAATGCGGCCTCCAGTAGGTTTTACAGGCGCTCCGCGTTCAACATGCCATCCTCCAAAGCCATCCTCATGCTCTTCTTTATAAGCGCCAGTTATTGCAAGGTGAATTTGCTTTTGTATTATTTGATGAGCGTGTCTACCTGGATTGTATTGGACAGTATCTCTAGCATCGTTACGGCTGGAATTTTCGTGAATATGGCCCATAATAAAGATGTCCATATTTTCGTAAAGCTCTAGCGCTCTAGTCAAGTTAATGGCTCCCTTGGTAACTACCCCACCCCCCCCTGAGCCGTGGAAATACTTCATCATTTTAGAAATGTAAGTATTGGTTTCTAGTTGCTTTTTAATGACTAGCCAACCACCATAACCGCCAGTATATACGCTAGTCTTGTTTGTGTAATTGAGCAAATCGACAAACCTTTGCAAAGGGTCGGTTTCTAAGTTTTTAATAATTGCAGTCTCGTGGTTTCCGTATCCAATAACGGTTAACAAGTTAGCATAAGGACTCCACCAGTCTACGGCATCCTCAATTACCGCGTCAATATAGTTTGCCTTATTATGTTCGGGCAATACGTCCTTTTTGCTTCTCCTTGGGTCGTATTTACCCTGCATTAAGCAAAAGAAATCGCCGTTTATAAAGATGGGAATTTCTTGGTCTTTGCAGTAATCTAAATGTCGCTTTAATTTCTCGCGATCACATTTAGGATTATCCCAATGTATGTCAGATAATAAAGCAATTTTGGACTCTTTTTGGTCGAGGTTGATTTGATGCAAATTCCTCGAGATTTTTTTTATTTCCATTATAGGATTAAAGAGGTTACAATTGTTTTGAGTAGGTCAAAGAAAGACCCAACGGAATGCTCCGGTAAAAAGTAGGCAGCAACTCCGCCGACTACAATTAAAAAAACCGCCCAAATTCCTAGGCGGATGTATTTTGATCTTTCAGCGTCCTTGTCCACGATATCTTTTTGGCTTTTGCTCATTTTTAGAATAGGCTTTTTTAGCTTTTCCGTTCCTTCGCTTGCCGAATGAATTTGGCTTACTTGCTTGTACTGCTTTTGCCATTACTTTTTAAATATTTTGCGCCAAATCCCTTTTACATCCTCTAAGAAAAACTCGCTTTTCTTTACTTGCTCCCATACTTTAATAATCAAACCGACAAACGTCAGTAAAAGAATAAGAAATTTAAGGCTTTCGTTCATATCAATAATCGAGGCAAGCGTTCCAATAATTCCTAGGCCTAAAACTTGTTCAAATGGAGGGACGTGGTGCATTACTTTTTATTAATTCGTTTATCAAAAATAAGGCATTTAATATGAAATAAAAAAGGGCTATTTCTAGCCCTCTAAATTGTCGGTGGTGGTTTACTATTACTTTTCCTTTAAAGCCTCGTAAAGCGGCCCTAAAACAAGCACAGTGAAGCCTTTGGCCTTGACCTTTTCCTTTACTAAATCAGCGTCCGATTTGCTTAGTTCAATGTCTGCCTCAGAGTAGTAAATTTTCTTGGCAAGCTCGTAAAGTCTAATCGGGTCGTCTTTCTCTTCGGCTGAAAACAAAGCGTTTCCGACCATCTTAGACAAGTACATAAACTCGCCGTTTTCGCTTGTAATTTTGTTGCCTTCGATGTCTTGCAAGGCAATTGCTAGGTTTACAATCATATAAGTGTTAGGTTTAATTTTTCGGCAATATACTCATAGGCTTGCTCGTTTGAATTATCCCAAGCCAAATAAACTTTTTCACTCATTGTTAAGTTGCCCTCTGCAAGTGTTTGACCAATTACCAAAGGCATTGCCTCTGTTCCTTCGCCGCTAGCACAAAGCGAATAGTAAAACGAGCAAGACGATTGCAAGTTGTCGTTGATAATGTAGGCGTTTAATAAGTTAGCCTCTTGGCTTTCGCCGTTTTTCCAAATTGTTACAGGTTCGATTGTTTTCATTTGTTTGTTGTTTATAATTATTTAATAATTTCCGATGTCCCTGTATTCTTGCTGATTAGTTCTTACTTTTTATTGAATAATTGCAGTTGCCGATAAACCTACATAAGAACCTGAATTAGTATTAATTGTAATTGTTGTACCTGAACCTGTTATACTTTGTAATAAAGATGCGGTACTAGTTACAGCAGTTAATCCATAAGCAGACCAGCTACCTTGAGCATTTCTAGAAATTGTTGCGATTGCAGAATAAACAGACCCCCCAGAACCAAATATAGTTAAATACATTCTTACTCCTAAAACATTTCCAGAAATTGACAAAGAAGGAAATTGTGATGCAACATTAAAAGAGTGAACAGAATTAGGTCCACCTAACGGTATAAACCTTTCTCCGTGGTTAGTTAAAGCGTTAGATGTAAACCCACTTATAAAAGTGTTTCCACTCACCTGCAACTTTGCTCCATTATCCGTTGTCGTTCCAATCAGCACGTTGCCATTGGTATTAACAATTAATTGTTGATTAGTTGCATCGGCACTAAATGCAATTGGGTTTCCATTACTAGATTTAAAAAGCCAAGTTGAATTATTTGTATTTTCATTACTCCAGCCAATATATGCCATTTCTACAAGGCCAGCACGATAAAATCTAAAGGCATTACCATTATTTAAAGTTGAACCTAATGCGTTTAATCCATTAGCCGTCACACTACTTGAAAAGGTAGCTGCGCCTGTGGAGGATATGGTTAGTCTATTTTCACCTGCATTACCATCAAATAATTGAAATTGATTAACATCTGCACCAATTCCTGTACCTATATAAAAATCACCAACAGTAGTTTTTAGTCTTACTGCTGCGTTTCTAGCCCTATTGTTTTCAACTCTTAAATATGCAGATGAATTTGTTGCAGATTGATAAAACCTACCCTCACCATCTACTTGAAGCTTAAAGCCAGCGTCTGTGGTTGTGCCGACAAGTAGGTTGCCGCCAGCAGTAAGTTGCATTCTTGTAGACCAAGATGTTCCGTTAAAACTCCACCAATCTAATCCAAAAGACGCGTTTAATTGTTGTAACATCCATCTAGTTTGTGCTAGATTTGTTAAGGCTAAAAAAGACCCACTTCCAACAGTATCACTTGAACTTGTAGATATTGCAAATCCATCTCCAGAATTTTGAGTTAGTCTTGTACCTGAATCTTGTAAAATGCTATTCCCAATCGTGCTTGTTCCTGTAAACTTTGGCAAATAATTAGTTGTTCCTGTTCCCGTTACTGGGTTAGTCAAAGCGTTTTGCTTATTGTTAAAGGTTGTCCAATCGGTACTAGATAGGAATCCACTTTGCGAACCGCTAGCTTGTTGAATAGTAATGTTAGGCGTTGTGCCTCCGCTAGAGAACAAAGGACTTGACGCAGTAACGGCAGTCACATAAGTTCCAGCTGCTTGGTATTGCGGAATATTTAAGGTGCTACCTACCAATGTAGCTGCACCACTTGTTCCAGTTGTGGTAAGCGTTAAAGCGTTTTGTTTGCCGTTAAATGTAGACCAATCCGCCGAGCTTAAGGCACCTCTAATGGTAGAGGTAGCCGTTGGTAAATTAAAAGTATGGGTATCGCTTGCACTAGAAATTGCAAAGTCTGTTCCGCTAGTCCCAACCGCAAAGAATTGCACTTGGTTAGTCAATCCGTTTAAAGCAGTTAAACCAGTTGTAAACGTGGTAATAACTTGGCAAAGGTGTCCGTTTTCAGTATGTAAAGTAATTGTACGGCCTGAATGAGTAACGTAAAATCTAACCGCCAATCTATCCGTTAAAGCCAGGACTGTTTCGGGAACTGCTAAGGTTGAGAAATAAGGGTTTAGGTTAGTTCCAAACGCAATCAATTCAGGAGCCGAGCTACTTGTTGCAAGTAAAGTAAAGGTTGTGCCATCGTACTTGTAAAGCTCGATATAAAAGGATGGATTTCCTCCACTTGAAGATGCCGAGAAATACGTTTCAAAGTTCCAATTACCTCCAGGAATAAGTAGTTTATTTGGGTCTAAAGCGTCCGTAATAAACGAGGCAATATATCCATCCGCATTAATGCTTATATCCGTTCCAGTGCCAAAAACTGGCGTTCTGTTAAGTTCCTTATAAGCAACTCCGCCGATTGTGCCTTGCGAAACCGAACCATTCAAATAGTAGCTTACAGATGAGCCGCCGCCAGTAGTTGCTGGAAAGTCAGCCAAAGAGCCATCGCCTCGAATGTATTGCCCAACCGTGCCAGCGCCAGTAACGGCCAAAGTTCCAGCCGTTGTTATTGGACTTCCACCAACGCTAAAGGCCGACGGCATAGTTAACGCAACCGATGTTACTGTTCCCGTTCCATAGGTACTAGAATCAACTGATCCATCCGCCTTTAAAAATTGCGCGGACGTTCCGCCAGCCTTGACAAAAGAGCCAGCTTGTATGGTTTGCGCGCCCAGGTTAACCGTAGTTACTGCGCCAGTATAAGGGACATATCCGCCGCTAGAGTTTTCCCATTTGCCAGTTGAGGAATTGTAAACTAAAACTTGGCCATTGGCTGGCGCCACAATTGTTACATCGCCCAACTCTGACAAATTTATGTCCGTTCTATCGACGTTCTCCCATTTGCTTGTGGTCGAATTGTATTGCAAAATCTGACCATTATTAAGCGCTGAAATGTCAACGTCAGTCAATCCCGCCAGGCTTTGCGGTGATCCTTGCAAAAGCGTTTCCTTTGTAGTCTGTTTATTTAGACCGTCTTGCCAAATTAATACAATGTCATTGTTTCCAACACTTGCCGCAATTGGGAAATCTATATATCGTCTATTTGCCATATTAATTTATTGGGTAAACGTACGCCGTCGGTACTTGTCCAAAGGTAATTCTTGCCACGCGACTTGCCAAGTCATACTCCCAGCCAATTACTTGCAAACGTACGGTTGAGAATCCAGTATATACTAATTGTGTACCTATATAACCATTTCCAAACGTGTCGCCCTTGCGTCTAAATGACCCCTCCAAGCGATAGCTTAAAGCGTTGTATATAGTCAAGACATTTCGAGCGTAACAATCGCGCAAACGTGGCGAATATCCGCCCAAAAGCGCTTGGTTTTCAAACGTTATATTGGTTTGCGTGTATGTAATGGTCCCGTTGGCGTTTACTTGCAAAAGGAAAGTTGACGTTTGGTAATTGTTGCCGTTACCATCTTTTAAAAAGACTTGAATTTGAACGTTTGCCTCGCCTGTATAATCGTAATCGTCAAAAGTTACCGTTAAATTTCTTTGTTGGCTTGATATTGTTGTAACAATTGGCAAAACCGCCGTTCCTGTTGGAATTGTTCCCGACAAACTATTTACCAAAACAAAGGTTGAATCAATCGTAAAACCGCTGGCCGCCACAAATTGGCGCTGATACTGACCATTAACAACGCCGCCAGTAAAGTCTAACGTATTTAAACCCAATGTGTCAGTCAATCTGTTTACCTGGGTAACCGCACCACTTGGCACCTGAATAATTCCAGCAGTACCAGCCAAAGACTTTTCCACAAATACAATTGCTGGCAAATCGCCTATTTTTAGCCAATTTTTAGAGGCGGTAATTGCTAGATCGCTGAATCTTAAAGTATCGTCTCGCAAGCTTGTATAATCCCTTGCCGTTTCGTAAATCTTTGTTACCTCTGTTGGGTTTTTACGACCTTCAAACGTTGGAATTATCTTTGCCGCAGTTACTACCGCGCTGCCAGTAAGTCCAAAATATTTAAGCTCAATGGACAAAAATCCAGCGGTTGGCAAAACAAAAGAGGACAGTTTAAACTTTCTTGTATCGTCATCTTTAGTTGAATAATAAACAAAGGTATTATAAGCCACGTCCCATGCCAAAAGATTTAAAGACCCGACAATACTTGTTCCCAAATACCTAGTTGTCCCTCCACTATCAACGTGCTTTAAAGCAATAGCCAAACCGCTTGCTGAGGTTGAATAATTAATGTCAACCTCTAAATCCAAACTTAAGCCAGCAAAGTCCAAGAAAATTGGCTTTGAGGTAATTGGCTGGTCTGTCTCTTCGCCGTTTGGCATAAATCGGATGTCCCAAGAAACACCTTGCTCGTCATCGTAACCGCTTTGCGCTGGAATATTATTGGGAAAAATTTGAATTACTGGCGTGTCGGGATCAGGCGTTATGGTCCAATCGTAAGGCTTATATGGTCCCTCAAGAAACCAGCTGGATTCGTTAAAGCTTTCGCCATTTGTAATTATTGACTGGCCCAAATCGCCTTGTTTAACGGTTAGCTTTTTAATTGGCCTTTGGTATTGCAAAAGCTGGTCGCCGCCAACAGGAATCCAAGTGGTATTTGCCGTGTCTTGGTCGCCGATAATTTCGCTTTGCAAACTTTCAAAATAGTTAAACATTATCGCATTGGCTCCAGTATCTGCAACACCTACAAAGGTATTTTCTCCAAACGTAATGGCTCGATAAGTATTTAAACTAGGTGACGCCGTGGCGGTCCAAGTAATGGCGTCAGTTGAATAATAAATTCGATTAGCACCTGAGTCAACTAGGCCGACAAAATAGCCGTTTCCGTAAGTTATCCCAACCGCGTTAAAATTTATATTGGCCAAGTTCCAAGTAATTCCGTCAGTCGAATAACGATAGCCTGTCGTAAATTTTCCGTTGGCAAAAAATACGGTTAATGCGTTCCAGGTTAAATTTCTTTGCGTCCAAGTAATGCCGTCGGTTGAGGTCATAACGTTTCCGCCAGTTACTCCAGAGCCTCCAGTACTAACCGCAACAAAAACGCCATTTCCGTATGCCACGCTAGTAAAGTCGGCATCCATTGGCGTTGTTCTACTTGTCCAAGTTACGCCGTTTGGTGAGGTCATAACGCGGTTGCCTGTCCCAGTTCTTGCGACCGCAACAAATAAACCATTTCCATAAGTTACATCTTGCCACCACAACGCAGCCGCTGGCGTTCTGCTAGTCCAATTTATGCCGTCAGTTGACGTAAATACATAAGCCGTAGGCACGCCTGGGGAGCCAACACTTGCAAAGCCAACGCCTACAAATAAACCATTTCCATAAGTAATTGAGTCAATTTGCCAACCTCCGCCAGGTATTGATTCCTCCCAAGTTATACCATCATAAGAATAGGCCCTAAATGCTGAAAAGCTGGCAACAAAAATGCCGTTTCCATAAGCTACGGTTTTATAGCTATAATCAACGGTTAAATTTGTCCATTGAGTTATGGCCGTGCTTGTATTGTTTGGAAAACTTTCAATTACTGATCCATCAACGTAGCTATGTACGTAAATCATGGTCCCCTCAATGTTTCTAGCAATTGGCCGCTGGAAAAGCCAACGCCCGTTTTTTTGTAGCAAAATCCAACCAAAAGTGCGACAAATTTCTAGCAAGAAATCGTAAGCGTTTATTTCTAATTCGTCAAAAGTAAAGTCTTGGACAAGCAATTGTTCGCCCTCGACCTGGTCAAATATCGACCTTGTGTTATCCATTACTAGGCCCTCATATAGATCATTACAAACCTCAATGTCTAACTCTAAATCCAAGCGGTTTAGCGTCTCAAAAATAAGGCTTCCAAGTTCGGTGTCTACGCTAGGTCCAACCAAGTCCACTTCTTTAAGCTGCGCCAATCCATCCGTTGCAGTTACTACAACTGGGTAAGGAGGGTCTTGAAATGGCTCGCCAGTAATGTCGTTGAGTAGGTAGCCTTTAAAAACAATGTTTCCCTCAAATTTATGCACAACCAAAAACTCGCGGTCTGAATAGCTAAAGAAATTCCTAAAATCTGTCGTGTCAATTGAGTAAAAAGAAATCGTAAACGTCGTGGACATTATTGGCGTTGTAATGTCCTCGTTGTCTTCGCGCTCGTATTTATGCGTCGCTGGTTGCTCGGTTGCTATTAATTCCGTGGAGGTACCAACAAAACCGTCCTGGTAAATTTCGACTAGGTTGGAATAGTTGTCAACGTCTTTAAATGGTATTGTATACTTTAGACCGTATGCCATTGGTTAGAATTTTCTTGCTCGTGTTTTATTTGCTCTGTTCAACGTGCCAACTAGGTTGTCGCCACTAATTGTAAAGGTAACATTTCCGCCCATCATGTTTTGTAATTTGCTTAAAGGTGCGATAACCTCGGGATTTGTTTTTGCGCCTGAATACTCGCCAACAAGCGCAGCAGTTGGACCGCTTACAATACCTCCAGCAGCAAACGGCGTAAGGCCGCCAATGCCCATTGATTTACCGCCTTTTAACAAAGCACCAAAACCGCTTTTGGCTCCAGCAGCTTTACCAGCTGACATGACCGCGCCACCTGTTAAAATGTTTAAAGTTATGGCCGCAGCAATTGCCGCCGCAAATCTTAAAACCATTTGTTTTAACGCATCAAAAATGCCTTGGAAAGATATTTTACCAGTCTCTGCCAGTTGTCCAAGTGCTTGGCCAAACAAATCCCCAACCATTAAAGCTGCGTTCATGTTTTGAGCGACCAAAGAGGTTTCGTAAGCCAATTGCGCTTGTGCCGTATTGTATGCTTGTAACCTTGCAACTGCGTCCTCGGGTATTGTAATGCCTGGCATTGTTAAAGCAATTTGTTTATTCATTGCCAAAATGCTTGCCGATGCGTTTTGGATCATGTTTAAACGCTCGGGAGTCATTTGTTGCGTTTGGTCGGTTGGTTTTCCGCCAAATGCATCCCTTGTGCCAACTTTTCCAAGTGTTGCGTCTTGTGTTTTTATAAACTCCTCGGCCTCTTTTCTAAGTTGCTTAATTTTTTGGTCGTGGTCTTTTTTAAGTTGCTTAGCTAATTGGTCGCTGATTTGTTTAGAGGCTTCTTTAGTCTCATTTTCTTTTTTAATTGCTTGCTCTGCCTCAACCGCTGCCTTTTTTGTTGCGTTAATACCAATTGCAACCCCTTCCAATGTTGCCGCGTAAGCTGGACTAATAAAAGAAAGTAATTGACGGCCAAAAGCTTCCAAACCACTATCGCCAGCTTCTTGGGCAACTGTATTAACAGAATTTAAAGAGGTTATTAAATCGCCAAGTATTGTGTTTGATAATTGTAAAACGCTAGATATTAAACCACTAGACGACGATCCAATTGCCAATTGTAATTGGGAAAAATTGTCTTGTAAATTAGAAATTTGACCGCCAACAGTTTCCGATATTGCAGCCATTGAGCCGCTTACACCTTCAGCGTTTCCAAGGCTAATTAAATAGTCTTTAATTGCTTCATCTGTCTTTTGTACCTCGGTTGTAACTCCTTTAAACGTAAACGCAACCTTATCGCCCTCAGATTTTGCACGAATACCAAACTCTTTCAATCGCTCGAATTCGCCAGTCATTGCGTCCAAAGCCGCTTCGGTCAATTGGTCAAAAGATTTACCAGTTGAGGATGCAAGGTCTCCTAGCGCGTTCATTTGCTCCAATGTTGGCCTAAAACCGCGATTGGCCAATTTTACAAATGAATCCGTTAATTCGTTAACCTGAAAAGGTGTTTTTGATGCAAACTCAACAATTTGAGTCATTGCAACCTGAGCCGCTGACTTACTGCCAAGCGTTGTTGTTAAAACGGCTTCCATTTTTTGGAACTCGGCAGTTGTTGAAATAACCGCTTTGCCAAAACTTAAAAGCATATCGGCGGCAAATAAACCGCCCATGGTTTTACCTAAATTTCCAAAGGCGCTGGATAATGCATTTGTTGATTTTGTGCTTTCGCTATTTCCTTTCCCAACCTTTTGGTTTAAATCGTCAACCTCCGATTTTATGTCGGCCATTGCTTTGTTAAACTCTTTTAGTTGGGCGACAATGTCAACGTTTAATTTTGCGCTCATTGTATTTTATTTGTTATCGTGTCGAAACTGGCTTGTTCTTCAAATTTAAGGTTTTGCCAAGTAAGTCCAATTTCATAGGCTTTTGCCTTTTCTTCAGCGGTTGGAATTACAATTGGTTTGGCGTCTAGTAAAGGAATGCGCCAATACTTATCAGGCTTTCGAATTAAATCCCCTTTTTTAGTAACATTAACGTTGTTTAACTGCACCCAAATAGTCCTAAATAAATTTTCTTCTTTGCTTTGCCTAATTTGGTAACCGTATGCAATGGATTGATACTCCGCAAAAGACATAAAATAAAAGGAGTCAGGTGCAATACCTAACTCCCCAATGGCGTAATGGCAAACGTCTTTAAATGTTATTTTTTTTTTGACTCGCCAGCTTCAGCGCTTGGGTAATCAATTTTCGTAATTGAGCTTATGCCTTGCATAATTACTTGGACAACTTTGCCAACCTCGTCCGCTGGATTAGAATCCACCCAGTCAATAATATCTATTTGATCTAAGGTAAATTCTCTGTCGTTGTATAACGCATCTACATAAATAGCCGCATAAATAAACTTTGCGATTGATTTAATTTGACCAACGCCTGGCTTGGTTAACGCCTCGATTGTTTCTTGGACGTCGTATCCAAGGCCCTCGCTAAAATGCAACAAGGCACCCATTCCAAATTTTACGGAATAGGTGCCGCCATTAATTGTAATAATTGTTCTGCCTGTGTGATTCATAGGCGAAAGATAATACTAATTAAGTAGATGCTGGTACTACGGTTGCCTTAAGTAATGGACCTTTTCCTGTAAATTCTACGGAATAAGTAACCGCGGCCTCCATTTCAGCTGATACGCTGATTGATGCAACGCTAGCGTTTCCGTAAAATACAAGGTCTCCAGTTACGTTGGTAGTGAATTTCAACGCAACAACAGTACGGCCACTTAAAAGCGTGTAAATGTCGCCAACGTTGTTTGTGTCGTCAAATGCAACCAATCCGTCAGTAGATACGGACCAATCACGCAATCCAGCGATATGGTCGGCCCATCCGCCATC